TAAACTACTCTACCGGTTGCATCTTTAATCTGAACCAATACTTCCGTATTTTGCTCTAAATAATAGTACCGGCAATTAGGAATGCATTTTTACCACCCGTAAATGTATCGGGTAGTTCGGTGAGATTAAAATATTGTGATGTTACTCTCCTATCTTCTAGGAATACCGATTTTAATTCTAATTGATTATCAGGAGCAACTTTAACTTCTACTGCCATAAGTGTAGGATATTCTTTTATATAAATATCCTACTTATGTTTTTTCGTTATTTGTGTGAGATTTTTGAGTATCCATTTTCCTTTTTGATTTCTACCAAAGTATCTACCACATCTCTAATCTGGTCTAAATGGGAAATGATGGTTACAAAATCAAATTGTGTTTTAAGATACTGAAACAATAGGAATGTAGATTGTAAGTTTTCACCATCCAATGTTCCAAATCCTTCATCTAATACTAAAAAATTTGGACGAGGTAGATTACATACATTAATAAGTGCAACTCTAATTGCCAATCCACTAATAAACTTTTCCATACCACTACACATTTCCAATCCCCACTCTTGGTCTTCATATACAATGTTAGCAGTTATATTCTTACCATCCATTGTTAGTGTAACACCAAAATCTACAATTTGTGATAAAATATTATTAACCTCACCCTCAATTACAGGTAAAGATTTAGCAATCAAATCATAAGATACACCATCTCTTTTTACTGCATCTAAATAGTATTCATATGTGGAATATCTCTCTTCTAATTCTTTTGCTTCTTCAATCTTTTCGTTTACACTTGAAATCTTTTCTTGTAACCTTGATATTGAGCCGGTTAATGACAACATTTCTTTTTGTACGGAGGAAATATCTTTATCAAAATCATCAATACTACCTTTGATAATATTAATATCTTTTTGAAGAACTTTATTGTTTTGGATTGTTGCTTCATTTTCATGATACCTTTGGATTAAAGTTTGGATGTTTTGTAACTCCAATTCAGCTGCTTGCTTTTTACTTTCGTATGATTTAATATCAACTACTAATTTTTCAGCACTCAATTTACCCTTATCAAACTTTTGCTTAAATGATTTGTAGTCATTATAATTATCAACTACACCGTTTAATTTTTCTAATCTATATAATGTTTTAGAATAATTTTTTTCCAACTCTTCCAATACAATCTTTTGAGAGTCTACTTCTTCTTGTGTTTTCTGTGCATCCTTTACAAATACGTTATTCATACAGAAATTACAATTCGGGTCATACTCATGCTCTGCCAAATGTACTAACTTCTCTTCATTCTTTTCCAATGAAATCTTACACTTTTCAATTGAGTGTAAAGAAGATGTTTGTAAATTAGATAATCGTAGATATTCGGTATGTGCTTGCTCAATATCTAATTCACCAAATGTTGCTAACTCATTTACACTTTGTGAGATTTGAATTAACGCATCTTTGAATTGCTCCAATTGTTCTAACTTTTTAGCTTCATCGTCTTTTAGTTGTTGGATTTTTTCTTCTTGCTCTTTTTTCTTTTTCTCTAACCCATCAATATCAGCAATACTAGCATCTACTGGCACCAATTGTTGTGTAAGTTCTAATAGGGTATTGTTCTGTTCTAACCGGTCTTCTATTAGTTTAGTATGCTTTCCTTCTTCAACTGAATAACTATCGTTTAAAACCACTACTTTTAACTCATCGTTAGCCAATTCAGTAGTAAAATCATTTGATTTAAACTTCTTTAATAATACCTGAACTTCTTTAATATCCTCCAATGCATGTGCGTACAATTTATCGAATACGTTAATACCCATAAATTGTGCTAACAAATCTTTTCTTTCACTTTGTGATTTATCAATAAACAACGCATTGTTACCTTGCAAAGATAATGCAGTTAATACAAAATCTTCATAAGTTCCTAAATATTGTGAGATATTTTTATTTGTATCTCTACGCTCTGTGCCATTTAATAAGATTTGTTGTCCATCGGTTTCTTTCCAAAATTGTACATCTACTTTTACGTTTGTACCTTTTGAGTTTTGTGCCGCGGTTCTTTCTATAAAGAAATCTTCATCATTAATTTGAAAATGTAACTTACATTTAAAATTAGATTTACGATTGTTTAATATAGCCGATGCTCTAAATGCTCTACTACATTTATCAAATGCACAGAATGATACCGCATCAAAGATTGATGATTTACCACTTGCGTTTGGTGCAAATAGACCAATGACACCATTTAACTTTGTGAAATCAATAACATTATCTTCTCCATATGAGAACATATTTGAAAACTCAAACTTAATAGGTTTCCATACAATGTTTTTAGCCAAATCTTCATCTGTAAGTCTTTTGTTTAATTCTGTGTTTAATGATTTAACGTTTGCTAAAGATTGATTATCAATTGAAAAAGAACGAACTAAATAATCTTCAATCAATCCGTTTTGATAATCTACATCGTTAATATCGCCAACGTTAATTTTACCATCTCTAACGCCGTTACGGAGTTTAGATAAACTATCTGTTTTAGTAATCGTAAATTCATCAACATTGTATTTCTTTTTAATTTCAGTAGTAACTCTTTTCATATCACCTACATCTGTATTAGATACATAGACACGAAGACGAGGTTTTTTGGGCATATCCGTTACAATAGGAACTATACCATTATCTACATGTAGAGTATAGTAACCATAATCGTTTGGAATATCAACATATGTAGGTTTTAAAGTTTCAACATCCCAAATAGCATATCCGTGATTTTCCAATGCTTCACCATGTGATTGCTGAATAAGTGAACCTGGATAAACTACAATTGGATTTGATTGCTTAACAGTTTGACGCTTATGAATATCACCTAATAAAGCTGCATCGTATCCATTAAAAATATCTGTGGTAAAATTGCGAGAACTAATAACATACCCAATATCTGTCTGTGATTTATCAATTGGTCCGTGAAAAAGAGCAATCTTAACATCACCCTGAATATCCACTCCTTTCGGCCAATTCTCTTTCTTATCAAAAATACTGAATACACCAAATGTAATATTATGAACTTTAACTACTTCCGTATCACGTAGGTAATATAGATTGGGCAAATTAAGACCATCTACAATTGGAGATAAAGCATCTAGTCTGTGGATATTATTTAAATTACAATCGTGATTACCTGCGATTAAGAATGTAGGACATAACTCCGAGCACTCTCTTAAAAAAGCAGAAATCTCCTTTACTAATTCTGGTGATAATTCTAATTTAGCATGAGCTATATCACCAGCTAAATAAATTATTGCATCGTTTGTACCACGTTGCTTTATATCTGAATATAATTTTTGGAATACTTCCTTATATTCTTCATGTCTCTTCAAATTGCGAATGTGGACATCTGCAATATGATAAATGGTCTTAATTTTCTTAAAACCTAAATCTATATTTCTCATTTAATAAAAGATAGTTTCTGTTTGATTAAACTTTCAAAACTCAAAGTTACGGAATTTTTTTGATATATCAAAATATCTTTGAACTTTAATTCACCTGCATCCTTTTCTTGAAAGTCTATTAACTTTATTGTTGGTATTATGGTATTATATTTTTCGTAAATCTTTAAAGAGTCTTGTTTTGCATCATTATCCAATGCAATAACCATTTCTTTAACTTCACCATCAGCTACTCTTTTTTTAATTTCAGTATCTAACTTTCTAGGTACAAATTTACCAAACAAAGGAATAGCATTTCGTTTTAAAGCAATAGCATCAAAAGCACCTTCACATAGTGTAATTGGTTCGGTCCAATCTATTTGATTTTCAAATGCAATTATATTTTTACTTACTGGTGGATTTTTGTATTTGTATTTACTATTTGCATCAATATGTCTAGCAATAAAGTAATTTAACATACCATCTTTATCATATGATGGAATAATAACTCTATCTTTATATACACCTTCCGATGTAAATCCAATGTTGTATTTAATAATCTCTTTCTTACTTAACCCTCTGTTTTTTAGATATTGAATAGCATGACCTTCAATTGGATTAGTAACATTTGGTGTAAGTTCTAATGCCGATTTGAATCCTGGAGGTAATGATAAGTACACATGGTTTTCTTCATCTTCTTCCTCATACTTTTCCCACATATCCAAAAATTGCTCATTTAGAGTTTTGTTAGAACTCATAGCAGTTTTTAATTTAGTATTAGACTCACCAAAGATTATCTGTAAATCATCCGTATTCATACCAATACGTTTGGCCAGATACGTTATACTACCACCTGAATTACATACCCAACAATGGAACTTATTTGTTCTTGTATTGACTTGTAGTTTTGGTTTGTGGTGATGACAGAATGGACAATGGAAAGCATGCTCATCTTTTTTAAGAGTAGCAGAACTTCCTAAATACTTTTGGAAAAGACTTATTAATTGCATAAGTCAAATATACGAAATTATTTTTGTAATTCCTAATTTATTTACTCATTTATCCAAGAATCTGGAATAAGTTTATCGGCGTATTTAAAACCATTCTTTACACACCAATCGGCGTATGTAGTTTTAGATGCTTTACTGATTTTGTTTTTGGATGATGTGAATACAAAACGAATATCCAAATTAGGATGTTGTTGTTTGATTAACAAATGTTTCTTTCTATCTGACAATACAAATCTACCTTTGGTTTCTACTATGATACCATTGGGTAATCTAAAATCTGGAAGATATTTGTGATTTGTAGCTGGAACTATATATGGAATTATATTATCCTTACTTTCGTATTGAGTAACTATTCCATTAGATGTGAGTTGGTTAGATACTACCTCTTCCAACCCACTTCTAAATCCATTTTTTATTGCTGTACCTTTGTAACTTTTCTTTTTAGCCAAAACTTTATTATACTAATTTAATACTATCTTTGTATTTCTTTTTATTATTAAATGGAGATATACCACTAATACCATCCCATGCATATCCCTTATTTGTAACTAATTCTTCAAATTTAGGAGATACTATTTTACTTGTTGTATCAACCATATTAAAATTTGTAGGCGTATGGTCTTTTGGATTTAATTTTGTTTTAAAACCATCAACCGATTCAACTCCCTTGTATAATTGTTGTAAGAAATCAACACCAGGTGCATTATCTACGCCCTTTGCATCTCTATTATTTCCTGCAAATTTTTCGTTACCATTGTAAGTATCTATTATACTACCTTTCCAATTTGTGTTTGCCATATTTTTCCTTTTATATAATATAAATATATAGTATTATTTTTTAAGTATCTATTCTAACAATAAAGTTTACCGGGAAATCAGGTAATGATTTTATTGGTTTTCCCAATTTAGCCACTGCTACCATATCCATATTATCATCATATAAACCAATTGTTGTTATAAATGGTGCAAGATACGAACCAGTTTGGTCTATTGAAGATGAAATTTCATAATCACCAAAACCACCACTACCAGTTACTGCTAATGATGCAGTTAATACTTGTCCCAAATATCTACTACCAGATGGAAATAAATGTGTGGTTACTATATTTCTATCCGTTTCTGTTCCATCTGGCAATACACTTTTCTTTTTAATGAATTTTTGTCCATCAATATGAATCGATTGTGTGTATATATTTGGATTAGTAGATATAGAACTAAAATCAAAAACCGAAGCAGTTGTAATACTGCCGCCGATTTCTACTATTGCAGTTGGGTTTGTTGATACATTAAACTCATCTTCACCAACTATGATATAATATTCGTTTTCGTATATTGTATTTGTACCTTTATATTCTAATTGAAAATTAGCCATTTCGGTTTCTATACCAACAGATGTTGTTATAACAATTATACCATGTTCATAACTAACATTACCAACTACACTTTTTGCATACTTAAATTGAGTTAAATTTGGTTCAGTTTCAACTTGTCCTATGTT